ATCTCTACCAAGAATCTCCGTCTCTAGATTTTCAAGGAATCTATAGCCCATTCCTACCGATACGACACACAGTAGAATGGGGCCATCAGGGGCCATGATCACGTTGCCTAGAGTCCAGGTCTGAGTTTTAGGGTTGCCGTAGATGTGGACAATAGTGTTTGCAGATCGCATCTTACCAAGGAGAACTTCTCCGTATTTTTCTGAAAGGCGTTTTTCCCAGTCGGTCAGTATGTCGCAAGGGTTTAGGGGATGTTCAGCCACCAGGGGTGAAGAAAGGAAGACAAGAAAAAGTAGAAATAAGATTATGCGTCGCATGCTCTAGCTCCCTATTTCTTAGGTGAATCCTGATTTCTTGATTTTCTCAATTTAAGTACCATAATGTAGATGCCCCCACCGACCAGAACAAGGTTGCCCAGGGTCACGGCATAAGAGGCCCATTCCACAATTGATTGAATCGTGAAGCCCAGGGTCCCGCCCGCTGCCAGACTTGCGCCAACCGCTGTATCGGAAGTTTTTTGGATGAACTGTTCTGCGAGCATCTTGACTATCCTCTTATCGAAACTGGTACCGGATTATGACAACACCGCTAGCCCCTGGCGCTCCGAAACCCTGAGCCACATTACCGTTTGTTGACCCACCACCACCAGCTCCGCTTCCTGTGTTTACTGTAGGAGTCCCGGCTGTACTTCCACCAGTTGCTCCAGCAGTTGCTCCACTATCAGTATCGGCACTTCCAACACTACCCCCAATACCTACGTCTCCGCCGCCGCCCCCGCCAGCGCGCTTTACAGAAGTCCCTGTGATACTTGAGAACAGTCCATTTCCTCCCGCTCCTCCGCTATCAGCAATACCCTGACCTGTTCCATTCCCACCAGCCGAACCAGCACCGCCTCCACCACCACTAGCTATAGAACTTCCTGCACTATTACCTCCCGCATTGCCTTGTCCGGAAACCGCAGTACCTCCCGTATCTCGGTGGCCACCGCCTGATCCGCCGTTCGGATTGTTGGAGAAAAACCCACCCGATCCTCCTCCTGTCGTGCTTATTGTATCAAAGGAACTCGACGATCCAGAAGAAGCGTTGTTAATGGTGGTTCCTCTAGACCCCCCATTACCCACCGTGATTGTATAGGATTGCACTGTAACCACGTGACCAGCAGATGTTAAATATCCCCCGGCACCACCACCACCTGAAGAGCCATTTACGCTATTCCCCCCAGAACCTCCGCCACCGGCAATAACGAGGTATTCTACAGTTCCTTCATCGCCGAGTTTCGTAATTTCAAATGTTCCACTCGCATTGAATGTGTGAACCTTGAAGTCCCCATCTTCTATGATAGTCCCTCCAGTAGCCGCTATAAAGGAGCCCGCCGTACCAAGAAGCATTGAGCTGGAAAGAAAGGGGATCATTACGTATCATTTCCCGCGTTGGTAGTGATAAAGATGGTGCATGAATGAAGTCGTGCATCCACGGCCATGTTATCGTTACTATCACTTACATCTCTAAACACTCGGAAAATAACAAAGTCTTCGGCGGCGGGAGTGCCTGACACAGTGACCGCCGCCGTCGCTGCTGTGATAAAGAGATCATCCGTCGTGCCACCAGTATCATCAACTACGACCGCTGTACCAAAGGCTGCGTCCAGAGCATCACTGTTGCCGAAGGCTACAGCTTGAATTGCCCACGACACGCCGAAATTGGTCGTGGTGGTGGGATGACTCCAGTGAAAGATAACTGTTACTGTCCCCTCATCCCATGACTTAGGCATGGGCAAGGCAAATTGAACATACTCATCTGTATCCTTGTCAAAGTCAAATGTACGAAGCATGACAGCATTGGAAGAAGTTTCCACCGAACCACTAGACGCACCATTGGTAGAGGCCGTATACATTCCGGCGGCAGGAACTGGTAGAGCATGCTTCCCAGTCAACCCAACAGCCACATTATTTTCTTTAAGGACGCCCGTGCCTTTGGGGACAAGATTCACATCGATATTTGTATCGCCCCCGGTCGCTGATATGGTAGGCGAGGTCCCGGCGGCTTGATTAGCGATGGTGTATTCATTAACGGCCGAGGCTGTTTCAGTGAATTTAATTAACTCATTACCGCCGGTATCGTCAATATTCTTGCCGTTCATATCCAGATCAGCTGCAAGAGGACCCAAGGCCCCGGCTTCGGTCGTCGCTATGCTTAAAGCTTCGACATTGGTACCATCACAGATGACCGCCATCTGGAACCCTTGTGGGACTTCGATGCCGTTACCAGAAGCACCGATAACTGTTAATGTATATGCTCCACTAGTAGCGTTCCAAATCCAATAGATCTTGTTTCTCAGCGGTACAATGACCTGACGATTACCTGTCAAAGCGCCCGTAACCTTAACCGCCGCACAGTGAGATTCTGACGTATTGCTCCCATCCACATGCTCGGTGTATTGGGTATCCTCCAGGGTGTAGTTCGTCGTAGTTACGACTATGTTGGTGATATCGGCAATAGCCTCTTCCAGTCGGGACATGGCCCGATTGGCTCTGGTTCCCCAGTCAGAGGCATTTTCTCCAGTGGCTTGTTTTTCGAACTTCAGTAGGTCTGATGCAGTTGATGCCATAATTAAGCCTCAGTATCGTTGTCTGGTCGGGGATCCTTGAGAATTTCAGCATCGACCACCGAACGAGGTTCTAGCTGTGGATGCTTTGGTTCCCAGCAATCGTATTTCTGACACACACGCAGCCCAGTCCATTCGAGCTTGAGATCAAGATACGGAACCTCGAACCCGCATCGATCGCACATAGCCCTGGACTTTGTACCTTTTGCATAGGTGGTCATTACGCGCCCGTAGTGTCCTCGTTGCTCATGTTGCGACCCATTTCATTCTGAAGAGAACTCAGACCCTCGAGATATTGTTCATTCCACTCTGCTCTTTTAACATGGTTCTTGGTAAAGCCCATAGCACGAACCATGCAGGCGAAGAGCAAGATATCTGGAACATTGACAGATAACCATGTGGTCGTGTTGCCCGAGGACAAGCCTGTCGGCTGTTTCGTTACCAGGAGGGTATAAGCATAATCACTGTCAGGAACCGGGGCCACGATGACGGTTGTTTCACTGTTCCTATTGTAGAATTTCGGCTGACCAGTGTCGCCGGGTGTAGGAGCAAAGTCCCGTAGGAAACTGTCTGTTCTTTGATAAAGGGGGACCTCAGAACTAGAAATGGTGATAGTCATGGCCCGAATGGTGCGGGTGGTGGAAGCCAGGGTTATGGATTCATTGGAAGTCGACATAGTCCCTGTGTCGGTGCTTTTGAAAATTGGGAGAAAGGGAGCATCGCGAAAAAGCCTGGATTCTGCAAAGGTTATGAAGTTATCAATCTCTGCCGTAAACTCGGAATCATCGTCCTCGGCCCAGTCTTGAATGTCTTGTGTCAATGAGGCATAGGTGGACATCGGCTCACCCTGGAATAATGGTTAGTGAAGCTTTTTCTCTTTCGTCGCCGCTGGCAAAACTGAACTGCCGCTCAGCTTCTAGGAGAAGATTCGGGTGACGATCTGGCGCTGACTTCAGCGCCAGCTTGGCCGCAAGGCCAGAAACAAGCGCCTCTGTCCACCTAAAGGGGACATCAGCGTCTTGCTGAGACAGCGTGACGTCTTCAATCTGGGCCATGCGCCAGTAGACAATATCGTCGGTAGAATTTTCAGGGGTCAGCCACACATAGAGGACGGGAGTATACTGACGATCTAGCATGTAGACCGTGGGGCGTCCCTGTTCGGCTTTATCCGGTAGGCCGTGGTAATCGGTTATGGCTATCCTGCCCATCGTCGTATCCACGCTCGATCGACGCAGCACGGCGGTAAAGATATCCAGGGTACCGGCAGGGAGGGTATAGCTGCTTGTACCCTGCACCATGTCCAGGGTCGTCTCCACGAGGGTCCAGTAGTTGATACCTCGGACAGCCCATTCACTAAACAGGAGATTAAGACTGCGGCGAGCGGTGACAGCATCATGGCCGGTCAGAACGGAGGGGTTCTTACCGCAGCGTTCATAAGCTTCCTCGACCATTTCCTCGACGGTCAGGCGAAATGTAAAGGTTCCAGAAGTTACCATAGTCTTCCCTACTGGTTATCAGGTTCATGGGAATCAAAGGGCAAATAGGTCTTGCGATTACAAAGAATGCCCCAAGCCTTCGCGGTTTCTGGGTCGCTGAGAAAAGCTCTTGTGATAGAACCAATAGAGCCTGCACGACAGATTACGAATAAAGCTCCTTTAACAGACTTGTCCGCAGCAGCAGCTCCAATAGCTGCATAGGAACTTGCGCAGCCCATCAAAACAAAGGCAGCAAGCACGGGGGCAATAAAAACCTTCTTTCGAGCGCGAGGCTTTGCAGCTCCTGATGCAAGACGTCTTATTAATCTGAAATGATACCACCTTCTGAACGCAGACATCCCATCCAAACCACAGACAGCTCTGTATTTTTTATCGGCTATCAATCTAAAGGACTGTGGTAAAAGATTCATTCTCATAAGCTGGTAAAGAGCGTCATGAATAAGTGAGCCACGCATTGCAGTCTTAGTGTCCATGGCCGGACCAGAGGGGCCATCCCAAGCGTAACCTGACTTGATAATTAGGTCCCCGCTGGATCCAAGGTCAATGAACTCAGTCGAAATCACAACCTTGATATCTACTAACAGAGCATAGCAACAGGTCCCGGCTAATTGGTATTTATAGCCTTTGCGATATGCGATTTTATCAAAAGTCATTCGGGTCTGGGCAGGTATCGAACAAGCCAGCTGAACAAGGCAGTAAAGGCTACCGTCAGGGCGGAGGCTTCCACATTCTCGATCACTAGGTCCGTAAGCTGGGGCAGCGCCCATACTGTGATGACCGCTGCTCCTCCACCAGTAACCCCGCCCGTGACCGTTCTGTTTTGTTCAGTCTTCATTTTGATCATCCAAGAAGCTACCTAAGTCTGGTAGATCTTTCATGGCTTCTTGTATCTCTGTCTTAGTCATATCACGTTGCCATTTGCTCATTACTTATTCTTCCTAGCTTTGGCTAGAGCCTTGCGGGCCTGTTTTTCCTCATCAGTCAGTCCGCTTAGGTCATCGAGGAAGCTGCCGAGGCTTTCAGTGTCGGTCATGATCTCTCGTATATCTTCACGTGACATATCGCCATGGCGCACACTACCTGTATCCACAGTGGAGCAGGCTGCAAGGAGCAATAGGGTCATTATTGCGTGGCGATGCCATTTACCTTTGTGCATGAACCAAGCCATTAGTCAATCAGCCCCAACTCACGCAAGAGGACTGTAGCCTCTGCACGTATTTCTTCTTTGCGAAGTTCTTCGGATGTCTTTCGGACAGGTTCAGCAATAGGGACATGATTATTTAATACCCGCCCTATAACCTCACTCGTCATATCTTCGTTGCACGCTATTCGGACATATGGATCACCTGTCTTTGGTTTACCTGTTACAGAATCCATAACAAGCACACCATCAACCATGATTCGATTGCCTTGAGCGATACGACAAGTGTATCCAGCAGCAACCAACTCGTCAGATAATTGGCTAGGGTTTATTTCCTTGTGTGGAAATGATGCAACTCCTGCGAAAGCGATAGAAGGAAGAAGCATAAGAGATAAGAATAATGTTTTCATTTCGTCCTCCTAGTATTTAAATCTAACGCCAACGACATCCGCATTGTGCCCTGCCGTTCCTTGAGAATATCTAATTCCTACATAATCACCAGCAGCAATTGACCCCAATATCCCAGATATATCAATTTCAAATAGTTGCAAATTGGTTACGTTATATGTGGAAGAACTATTTTCTGTTACATGAGTAGTATGAGCCTCTCCATTCGCAGCATACGATGTCATTATATCCCAATTAGCTGTTGATTGTGTTGCACGAGGTATTACGAGCATAACTGCATCTGTGATGGATGAATAGTCATGGGGAACTATAAATACCATTTGACAAAACATCCCTGCCGCATTAGCCCGGCAAACGGCATATTTATCTAAATAGGTCTGAGTCGCATAGCCTGGGAACGCAGGAACAAATAGCTCCTGCGTAGGTGATCCGCCGCCACCTATCGCAGACCCATCAATTGTAATGCTTCCTGTCACCGCACTCAGGTCGGTGTTGGTTGCAGACTTATCAATTGTCAGTCCCGCTGCATATGCAGTTGCGCTAAACAGGAGCGCGGTAATAAATACAATTAGTGTTTTCATGATATCCTCTTATCCACACACATATGTCACGTCAGCAGCACCAACCCATCGGATGGTCTTTGATGCTTCTCCGGTGACCAAGATATTTATGCCGTCGTTGGAATTGTCAGCCGTTGCAGTGACGCTCCATGCAGCCGTGTCTTCGGCAACCGTGACCACACTGACGGCTCCGACGAGGGCCGTGGTTCCTGCGTTGTTGTCTATCGTCCACTCGATTGTGTAGTGCGCCGTTTCACCATCTGCATCGGTGCGCCTTGCGACGATCCGAATAAACCCAGACATGGAGCAGTCAGACCCTACGGATATGTCGCCAGCACTCGCATCAGCGAACAACTCTGTTTCAGTTCCATCCGTAGTTTGGTTGCGGAGGACATACCAAGACCTATGAGCATCTGACTGAACTGCGAACTCACCGCTAGCAAAGGCAAACTCGCCAATATCGTCGGCTAGAATATGCTGCCCCATGGCTATACTATCGGCAGCAGAACAATCTGCTGAATCTGTGCTAGAACCATTACCCCCTATTGCAATGCATCCTATTCCTGTAGCATTAGTCCTAATGCCAATTGCAATGGCATTTTGAGCAGTGACATTAGCATTAGAACCTATTGCAACACCACCCTGACCATTGCCTTTAGCAGATATTCCCATAGCCACTGATTCATCCATTGTGGCTTTTGCGTATGGTCCGACGATAACAGAACCAAAGCCAGTAACGCTTACTTCAGCCGAATACCCAATAGCTATGCTCGAAACAGCCAGTGCATTAGCTGAGGCAGAATCAGTATCATCACCACCAATCGCTATTGAATTTGCTCCTGTGCAGTCCGTGTTTTCCCCAATAGCAATGCAGCTTTTTCCTGTCGCCGTACTTCTAGCTCCAATAGCTAATACGCCTAAATCAGCAGTAGCATTCCCAGCAACAGCACCATCACCTATGCCTACCGCATCCGTACCTGTAGCAGTAGGCGTTGTGCCTGGAGATGACTCAGCGGTAAACGCGTCTTCACCTCCACCTCCACCGCCACCACACGACTGCCACTCAAATTGCACGCCAGTAGATTCGTAGGTCAGGCACTGCTCATCAGTGGCAGAATTAACAACCTTCAAGTCAGCTTCAAGGATTGTATTATCTGTAATCTCCGTACTGTCGATTGCCGTGCCGAGGGTTGCGACCACAGTTTTTGTCGAACCTTCACTATCCCCTTCTGCAATTGTGATACCTGCACCAGCCGCAACCGTTGCAACGTAATTCCCTGTCGTGTCGGTCGTGAGTGCAACGCTGTTAGCTTGGATTGCCACCGTTCCCGTATTGGATACCGTGGCATCACCGCTGAAAGCACCCGCTGGTAGATATGGACGGAGCGCCGTTCCATCGGAAATCCAGATCGTATCGGCATCGACCTCTAAACATATGGCACCTGCATCGGTCGAGGCTGGACACTCCGTAGCGTGTTGGGGAAGAACCAATCCCTCACCCGCTGTGCTGTCAGTTGCAGACATATCAAGCTGGTCAGTTGCACCGGCTACGATATCTTCGCAATTGCCGGAAGCACAGCCCATTACATCCGTAATGTCACCGCTACCACTGGGAGCAACCCATGCACCATCGCCACGCCAGAACGTGGATGAACTTGCGCTTGTCCCACTGTTGAGATTGCCTACT